GTCCATCTGTGGGGCGCTGGTGTCCGTGGACAGATACGGGCGGTAGGTGACTTCCACCGGCTCGGTCAGTTCGGTTCCCAACGCTTCGAAGAAGTCAGTGACTTCTTCGCCGACGTTGTCGATGGCAAGCCGAAGTTGTTGCAAACCATCCTTGCCCGCCCCCGGTGCGACGAAACGAAACGCGGTGGGCTGAAACGTATGTGTAGACGCATCTTCAAGCGTCAAATCATGTGGCACCCGGTCCCGCACCAAGTAAAGCACTTCTGGCAGGCCACTGTATTGTATTTCCAGCGTGTCAAGAATGACTTGGTCAGCCGGTGCAAGGGCATAAGCTTCCTTGAGTGCGTCATCCAGTGAATTGTTCGGCATAGATCAAGCTTCCAAGTCGTAACGAAAAAGCTGTTCGTTGTTGTTGCCATAGGTGAACAACATGGTTCCGTCGTCAATGACCCAAAAAGCGTTCATCTGTGAATCTTGAGTGGTCAGAGTCACCGACACATTGTCTGGAGTAATTGTGGTCAAGTCCCACGCAATGCTAAGACTGTATTGGTGGATGGTATCCAAATTGTCCATGACATACATTTTTAGTCCGTCAGGACGAAACTGGATGTCACGCGGTGTTATCAGTTCGCTGGACACGTCAAACGTCGCCACGTCAGCCGTCGCGGTGGACAGATCCCACGGTGTCGTCAACGTCAGCGACCGGATGATTTCATCAAATGACGTGAAAAAGACCCGCGTTCCTTCCTTGTCAACAAACATAGCGGACACAGAGACCGGGGCAATGTATGTGTCTTTGTCGACCGTGTTCCGGTAACGAACCGGCATGTGGTAGGAATGGATATTGGAACTTTCAGCAGCGAAGACCACCGTTCCCGCTTCGTTCATACTAATAGAAGTAAACGGAAGGTTTTGATCTGTAATACCGAATTGTGTAAGCGTGCCTACGTCGTAAGGCGTAGAAAAATACCCGGTGTAAATGCGGTCATCAACCTGATCCGGGTACGCATAGTGCTTCCCGTCCGGGCTAATCTGAAGGCCAAACACATCTTCACGACTGGAGAAACTTGGGCTGGTGCCTTGAAGTGTTGTCTGGTCGATGTCGGGCCACGTCGTGTAGTCGAATGGATCGGTCACGGGGTCCGGCGTGTAACCGTTGCCCATCGTGCAAAGCCGGACCACACCAGACGCTGAGTAGCCGACCAAGAACACGCCTAAATAGTCGTTGACCATCACCGACCGCATACGTTCAATGGCTCCGGCCGCTGGTTCCAGCGTGGTCCGCGTAAATTCAGCAGAATCTACGTCCGGTACTCCGTCTTGTTCGCTGTCATCGACCCCGTAGTTGACGAATTCCAGATTCGACGTGACGGTGTTTTCCAAAAGAAAGATGCACACCGGCAAGTCGGGCCGACTTAGCCCGCACGTCAAGTTCGTGTTGAACAGGGCTGGGTCAAAACTATCAGACGCTACCCGAGTTGTGGTTTCACCGTCCCAAGCGGATCCCCACAAATTCAAACTGATGGTGCCGGATATACCGGCCACCGTCATCCACTGGCGACCAAGGGCTTGGTCGACGCTGTCACCGCCGGGGCCACGAAAACACACCCCACCAATGGCATAATAACTAGCCGTAGAACTACTCCGGGGAGGAGTAACCCCGGTGTTGAAAACTTGTGTGGGTGGTGTGCCCGCGTTTGCAACTTCAAATAAAACCAGTCTGTGGAAACGCCGTTTTGACGAACCCGTGGTGCCACCCGAGCGGTAACCAAGCGCGATGCCAAACTGTGTGGGTGAAATCGCTTGGGCGAAGAATTCGTTGGTGATTTGCGTATTCCCAAAGACTTGGTTGGGGCCGGACGCAACTGTCACCGTAGCAGTGGTTGCGGTGATGCCATAGCCCCACAAACGGTCTCCACCGGACACGTTTACCGACGTGGAAGCTGCGATCAGTTGGTAATGATCGCCACCCATATGAATGAACGTGGCGTTCCGTTCGTCGGAATACTCGGTGTAGGTGGTCGTGTTGACCAGCGTAATTCCGGTTCCGTCTTCGGCGGTCTGATACAGAAAGATGGTGCCGAAGTGGGCAACCATGAAGTGGCGGTCACCGATACCCGCGATGGCAAGGCTGTAATCACTGCCCCCGCCGTCCGCTGAAGGCTCGGTGTAAGTTTCAACCAGAGTAGCCGCTCCGGTCACGTCCACGTCGTAGGTGGTCAGCTTCAGCGAGTTCGCACCACCATTCGAAGCGACACCCACGACGAACCGCCCATCGGTCAGGCGGGCTACGTCGAACGCCTGACGGCCAGCGACCTCCGGGTGATCGGTCAGGGTGACCGAGCCAAGCGGAAGCGGCTGAAATTCGTCACCCGGCCCACCACCACCATTTGTGTCACCAAAGACAGACGGACGCCGCGTGACGTTCGCGAAGAGCCCCGCCGGAATTTCGTATTCCAACGACGTAGACACGCGGAACACGTCCCCGGTGGCGTAGCTGGCCGAGAAGTCATCGGCGAAGCGAGCCCGTACAGTGGTGTAACGAGTAGCCGCGTCGGGCACCGGCAAAGCGATGTTGAACCAGTCGTTCCCCCGATTCAGTAGTTCTTCGACAGTGAACTTGAACGCCGCGAACTGGTCAAGGTCACATTCCCATTCGACCTTCGCCTGTTCGATCCGCGTGGTGGCACGCGGCCGACTGGTAATTCGCCCGCCGTCAAGTTTGGTCTGGATCGTCGCCCACTCGGCGTCAACGCCAAACGTGGTGGGTCGGTCGATCTCCGCTTCGGGCCAGTTTAGGTAGTCGTCATCGTCGTAGGTGGGCGTGAACGTGCCGGGGGCCAGTGACGCCACGGCGTCGTATTCAACTTCCGCCGTCACCGACCAGTCATCAAAGCCATTGTATTGCTGATCGTATGGTGTCACGAACAGGACTTCGGTGGTGGACACCGCCGACCCGTTGCCGTTGGGAATGTCGATGTTGAACGACAACGCTCCTTGATTCAGCGACCCGCTGAAAAACAGCTTGAATTCAGCCAGTTCGGCGGCGGTAAATTCGAACGTCAGCCGGGCCGTCCCCACGCCTTTCGTGGTAGTCGGCCACTGGCGGACGCGGGTGGTCTCCATTTCCAAGCGGTCGTTGAAGTAGCCCAAGTTGAGCGAGAACGACGCGGAAGGCCGGGGGAGTGTTGCAGGCCAGTCAATGTCTGTCGCCATGGATCAAGCCCCCTGTCGCCGGACGCCGTAGTTGGCCTCCAACGCCGGGCCGAAGTCCCCGCCGCCAACTGCCAGTTCTTGGGTCAGTTCTTGCTTCGCGCGGTCCACTGCTTCGCGGATGATGATTTCCGTGCGTCCTTCGCTGTCGGTGCGTGCTTCCGACACGACGGGAACGCGGGTCTGGTTGATGATCGTGACTTGTGCCGGGCCAGCCATGCGCCCCCCACCGCTGCGGTTAGCGATGTTCAAAAGGTTCGCTTGTTGTTGCTGGTTGAGAATGACTTCGCCGCTGTTGACATTGGCTGTCAACTGGTCGCCCGTGAACGAACTGCCGGGGATAATGCCGCCCGTGGCGAACCCGCCGACGTTCGTAGGGGTGCTGGCGATGGTCGCCACGTTAGCCGCACCGGCCGCGATGACTGCCGCCGCTGCCGCCGCCCCCAACGCTGGGCCGACATAAGGGATGCCAGCCATAGCCGAATAAGCGCTGATTGCGCCTTCTTGCGTCTTGATGATTGTTTGGGTGATCGCAATGGCTTTCTGTGCCACCAACGCCGCCTTGCCGATCTTTACCAGCGATTTGTTCGAACTGTTAGCCAGCGATTCGAAATTCGCAAAATAGCTGGACGCCATGTCCAGCCCTTGATTGATACGGGTGACTTCCAGACCCCGGATGACTTCGTTGCGCTGTCGGGTCAGGTCAGTAATTAGTTGTGTTTTCTCTTCTTCGGTCAACGTTTCGTTCGCAAGGATCATTTCCCGGCGGCGTTCGTAGAACGAATTGAGTTCGTCAAGCTGGAGCGACCACCCGTTGCGGGCGATGTCCAGTTCCCGCACCGTCTTTTCCGCGAAGGCTTCGACTTCAGCGTTGTACTCGTCCTGAAGTTTGCCTTCCAGTTCGGCGCGAAGTTCCGAACCTTCCTCGGTGTTTTTGCGGATTATCTCCAGCCGTCGAAGGTAGCTACCTTCAATGGCGTTTTCTTGCGCCCTAAGTTGTTCCAAAAGCTGGGCAAATTCCTTGGCCGAGTCTGCCGCGCTAGCGATCGTGGTTGTACTCGACGACGTGTCACCCGTAGACGCGCCACCGCTGCCGTCGGTAAACGTGCTGGCTTGCGGCTGAATGCGGAACCGTGCAAGCCGGTCGGACGCTTCGGGGGCCGCACGGGCAGCGGCACGGGCAGCGGCTTCGCGGTCGTATTCTTCCTGAAGCCGCTTAGATTCGCTTGTCAGGTCGCGAACCTGTTTCTGTGTCGCGGCAAACTCGGCGTTGATTTCGCCGATCTGTTCGATGCGGGCTTGCCGCGTGGTTTCGAATTCCCGCGCAGCCTCGTCGAACGCACCGCTGATCCGCTTAGCCGTCTTTTCAGTCAGTTCGGCTTGACGGTTCAAGCCCACTTCGAACGACTCAAGGAATGCTTGATCGCTGAATGGGTTGAGGGCATCGAGGATCGCCGCACCGAAGTTGATGGCGCTATCCAAGATCAGCTTGAACGCTTCAACCAATGCAACAACCAAAGCTTTTCCGGCGGCGACGCCATAGAAACCTAGCGCCGCAATTTCGACGCCGACGCGCTGCACCGCCTGACGGATGCGGGCGGGCAACAGCTTTGCGTTTTCGACGATGGTTTCCCACACCGAAGACCCGTCCTGAGCCCACCCCTCGGTATTTAGGCTCAACAGTTCGCCTATGAAGTTGATTGTTTCGCTGAAGTCTTCGGCCCACCCATCGAAAGCAACCGTCCACGACTCTAGCGACTTCTCGAACGCACCCGACTCCAACGCGCCAATCAAGTGGGACAGCGCGTCGATTCCGATTTGGATGGTGTCCGAAATGACATTACCGACGCCGAGTTCGGAAACCGTCCGCCACAACTTTTCCCAACTGTCACCGAGGTTCGAAACCTGACCGCCAACCGTATTCATCCGGTCAACCATCGCGCCATCGAATTCGTTTTCCCCGAGACTAATTAGATATTCTTCGATCTCGGCGGCATTTTTCCCTATGGTCGTAGTCATGCCGCGAAAGGTGAACGACACGCGGTCACCTTCCTGCTTGGCTTTGATTCCGAATTCCTTGAGTCGTTCAAACTCTAAGGTGGTGGCGTCTGCGACGGCTTCAACCAACTGGGACAGATCCTTCCCCATGGCTGACGCCGTGTTGCCGTAGCTTCGCAACGCCTGTTCACTCGGCGTCAGACCAAGGTTCGTAAGCTTGATAAAGCCGTTGAGCGACTGATCTAGCGTGAATGGCGTGGTAGTCGCGAAGTCTTCCAGTGCCTCGAACGCTTCGGCCGCATTCTCGACCGACCCCGTGGCGGTCTTCAGTTGGGCTTGGAAGTCCTGGACCTCGATGGTCGAGCCCAACGCCTTCTTCAGCGCCAAGAGCGGCGTGAGAACCGCCAGAAGCGGAGCCAGCACCGTCCCGAGGGTCGTGGCCAGCCCAGCGGTCGCTGTGGTCATGCCCCGCGTCGCCGTAGCGGCGCCAGCTTGTGCCGTTGCAAGCGCCCCGTGACTTGTGGCCGATCCGACCGCCGCCGCGCCAGCACGCGCCGTAGCGACACCAGCGGTGCGCTGGGCGGTCGCTACGGCGACGCCCGACCGGGTCGCCGCCGTCTGGTTCGTCGCTAGTGCTGCCGTGCTGGTCGCCGCGCCACTGGTGGC